CCGAAATCCAAGACACTAGTCGTGAGTGTTTCTTCACCTTGTACATGATCTTGTCGATAAATTCTTTATGCTCGTGTTGGTTGATCATCAGCCCCCCTCCTTACTTTTGATAGGGTGTACCTCAACTTCAATTCTGTTACAACTTTCTACATCAGCAGCGATCAACTCGGACACCATGTACTCAGCATCTCTAAGCGCATCCTTGGATTCCTCCTTCAGCTTATCGGCGTAAGAACCCAGAAATAATTCAGCTTCCATTCTCAGGTTAACCACTTTTTGGATGTGATCCATGAACCTGTCTACGTCTAGCCCATCTGGCCACAGAGCAGGATCGTATCGGTGGTATCGTCCATCACGATCAATCCATTGCTTGTCAGGCTTGCGTGTGGTCACCCCCTCCTTGCGGAGAGAACGGTCTTCGTCAAGTTGTAGCACCCGCTTCTGGGAAGATTTCTGTACCTTCATCCGAAGCACATAGAGAGCGCCTAACACGTCATCGCTATCATATAATCCTGCATTAGAGGCGAGTTTGTTGACGAGGTGCGTGACCTCTACCTTTAGGCTTTTGGATGGGATGTTGTCGAAGTTTTCCATTTCTAACTCCTCAATCAGAGGGTGTGTGTTGGTCGAGTATCAAACCTAACACATTCTGTCACGATGTCAACAGTAGTCTTTGCTTGAATGCCAACCCCGTTTAGATTGGGTTACACTCTACCGGAGATGCATGATGAAACAGGGCACCACCCTATCAGGAAAACAATCGGCGTTCTGTGCGTTCGTGGCTGATGGAAATACTCAGACGGATTCGTACCTTAAAGCCTATAACGTGAAAAAATTGTCGCGTAGATCCGCGTCAACTGAAGGATCGAAGTTGATGAAGATGGAGAAGATTAGAGGTAGAGTTACCGAAATTAAAGAACAAAAATTAAAGGCTAGAGAAACTCATAAGGAAATCTCTAAAGACTGGATACTGGATAAGTTGAGGGCCGAAGCCAGTGATGATGAGAATAATCCCTCAGTTCGTGTTCGGGCACTCGAAATTCTAGCCAAGACTGAAAAGCTTTTCGATGATAGTACTAACGTCACGGTTGTACACAGATCCGCGGAAGATGTGGAAAAAGAATTGCGGGAAAGATTGGAAGGTCTGGATATTAATATGAATTGATATACCCCTAGAGAGAGGTCGGTGAAGCAGCGCAGAGGCTCTTTCTGAGGCACTTTCTCGGCTGGATTGTCAACTCTGACGCCCGTACCTAGGTCTTTTCTTAAATTATCAGTTGTCTCACGCCCGTACCTAGATTTTTTCTTAAATTACCAGTCATCTCACGTCCGTACCTAAAATTTTATAGAATATTCAGCTTGCGAGGGCTCTGTTCTGACGCCCGTACCTAAAAAACTAACAAAAAAAACTCAATGCTGACGCCCGTACCTGCTTGGAGGCAAAGTTTACCCCTTGACAACCAGTAGTCTAGACTAGATAGTCTAGACAGGGCTTAGTACTAGTTAATTGGTAGGAATAAAATCAGTTTTTGTGTTAGAACGGGTAGTAGACTACTAGTAGATAACCCCTCCTTGTATCTTCTGGGCACTTTCCCCTCCTATATAGATAGAAAGCCCTGCAATACCAAGCCCTTGACACCGTGCCATCAATGATATAGGTTAATACATCTCGATAATCACAATGTGATATAATGGAGGTGGTATGAAACTTCTCACGGACGGTGCAAGCAACCCAAAGACAGCTAAGTCTACGGGTTACGGGTATCTGACGGGCATTTTGCACCTAGCTCCACACACCCAGTCAGGTTATCAGGTTTGCCCTTCAGCTACTGAGGGTTGTTCTACTGCGTGTCTCTATTGGCAAGGCCGCGGGCGCATGAATACGGTACAGGAAGCACGAACAAGAAAAACTAGGATGTTTTTTGAGAATCGTGCAGAGTTTATGGCTGTCTTAACTAAGGACATTGCGTCTATTGTGAGGCGAGCAGATAAAAATAATCTAAAGCCGTGTGTTAGGCTCAACGGAACGTCAGACATTAGGTGGGAACGTACTGGGATCATGGAACAGTTTCCTAATGTGACCTTCTACGATTACACGAAGATAAAGAACAGAAAGAGACTACCTAAAAACTATTCTCTTACCTTTTCGCGGAGTGAATCGACCACGCATGACGAATGGTGCAAGGCTATAGATGACGGAATGAACGTGGCCGTGGTGTTCAGGGATACATTGCCTAAGCAATGGCTAGGTGTGCCAGTGATTGATGGCACCACCCACGACCTTAGGTTCCTAGATCCCAAGCCTTGCATAGTCGGGCTAGTTGCTAAGGGTTCGGCTAAGAAAGATACGTCTGGGTTCGTGGTATGACGTACAAAAAGAAACAAACACTGATGGAGGTTGCTGCAGAAGTGACCTATATAATTGTTTTGATTCTATTGGCACTGTTCGGGCTTCAGATTCTATGACGCCCGTACCTAGCGCCCGTACCTAACGCCCGTACCTAACGCCCGTACCTAAAAATTTATTAAAGGGGTGGCATAGGTGGCTGGTTGGTAGTGACAGCTTGACACGGTGACAGTATTGTTGTATATTGGTGCATGACGAATAGCCCTTTCAATAAGGAGAGCTAGATCATGGAAACATTTGAGGTCACGTACACATGGGCCGGGACTCTTGAAGTTGAGGCGGAGGATGAGGACTCCGCTCTGGAGGTGGCCGCTAAGGCGTTGAAAGGTGACCATCCTTTTAACATCTTCGATTGTGATGATGAGACAATGGAGGTGACAGCTTGACACAGTGATAGTATTGTTGTATATTGGTGTATGACAATTCACTGCCTACCAGCGGGAGGATTAACATGGATTGTGTAATCTGTGGCAAAACGATTGAACCCCTGCGTCATCCGACAACAGGAGAGGTAGCATGGGAGCATGGCAACAATGCCGAACCCGTAAAAGAGGGTCGGTGTTGCGACAATTGTAATTGGAATGTGGTCATACCGAGACGATTGTTCTCGGTATCCACAACAAAGGTGTCTTGAAGATCCAGTGGGTTGACACAGTGATAGTGTTGTTGTATATTGGTGCATGACAATTCATGACCCATCAAGCGAGAGGATTAACATGGTACGGTTTAGCGAAGGGAAGCTAGAAGATGACGGTCGGACTCTTACCGTTAAGCACGTTAGGACCATTCAACAGTCCAGTATCGGCAACTGTTCCCACTTCATATTTGACCCGGAACACTATCGGGCGGATGAAAGTTGCCGTTGCAACGACCCGGACCATACAGATATGGCTGATTGGGGCTATGTGTGGGATGGGAAGCTTTGGGGCTAGGATGGGACGCTAAATTCTATGATACCTTGACACGGTGATAGTGTTGTTGTATATTGGTGTACGGATGAGAGAGGCAACCCTTTCAATAAGGAGTTAATCGGATGGCTGATCTAAAAGTAGGCGACTCGGTACTGTGGCGGGGTGGTTGGGGCAGTGATCCTGAGAGAGTTGTCAAAGTGAAAGCGATTCAGGTTAATGAATCCAATGGATCGAAGTATGGTGAGGATGTACAGCTTGTAGGATGGGACACTGTTGTGGAGCGGAAGGTGATAGTGGATTTGGACAATAAGCATTGGGCTTGGGGGAATCAGATACGTCCAAGCTAAAGCTGTGGGTGGAGGGGCTCGGCGCTTGCGCGTCGGGCCTCTTTTTTTTACCTAGGATGGACGCCCGTACCTCGCGCCCGTACCTAAAATTATTATAGAATAGATATGTGGTGTGGTGGTAAAATAATGTGGTGATGGGGGTTGCCAAGGTGAGACGATCATTGTATATTGGTATACGTTAATTGAATCGCCATTCACCCACAGGAGGAAAGACAAATGGCTAACGTGAGAACTACACTGATCGGCGGGACCAGCGTGACAGAGGAACAGGTGCGCGTGACGGAAACACCGCCGGAAACGCGGAGCCACATACCACTACCACATGGTGAGTTTCTGGACATGGTGGACAGTACACTCGGCGGGTTTGGCTGGGACATTACGGAACAGCGTTACGCACTCGAAGCCGGGAAGGTAGAAGTAGGCGGTAAGGATGTTCGGTACGATAGTGCTAGGTTGTTCGGAGTCCTGAAGATCCAGCGGGAAGATGTAGCTATCGGAGAGGATTATCAGTTAGCTATCGGGATCCGTAACAGTCATGACAAAACGATGTCCGCGGGTATGGTCGCCGGGTTAGTCGTTATGGTTTGCAGCAATCTTGATTTCATGGGTGATTTCAAAACGAGTCACAAGCACAGCGTCAACGTGCGTGATGTTCTACCTTCACGGTTGAACAGGTTGGCGGGTGAGATTGACGTGGCCCATACCGATCACACTCAACTAGTCGAGTCTTATAAGCAGACGGGTCTAGAGGATACAATGGCCCACGATCTGCTAGTCAGGTTGTGCGATGCTCGCGCTTTCCCATGGGCCTATGCTCCTAAGATTCTCAAGGAGTATCGGAATCCTAGGCACGAGGAATTCGAGCAACCCACTATGTGGGGATTCAACAATGCGACAACTGAGATCCTAAAGGATAGGAATATCAGAGAGTTGCCGACGTCCATGGCTAGGTTCCACAGGCTAGGCAAGGAACTAGTCACTCAGGAAGGGACGTGGACAGATAGGAATCAGGTAGCTTTATCACTCAACTAAGGGAAAGGGAGGGGGTCACCCGAAAGGGTGGCCCTCTTTTTTTTGTCCATGTCCCACGTCCGTACCCGACGCCCGTACCTAATTTTTATTAAAAAAATCGCCTCGCGTCCGTACCCTTCGCGCCCGTACCTAGCGCCCGTACCTGAGATTTTCGGAGCCGCCTCCTCCTCACGGGCTGGCTCCTCATGGTGGGCTGGCTTCCCTAGCGAAGACACGGACACGGACGGGACACGGGACAGGCCGTCCCGCGTCACGCACTAACCCATCTACATGACAGTGATCCGTGTGAGCCAGCAAGGCGAGGCGAGGCTACTGCCTCGCATATGTGGATCTCAGGCTGGGGTGTCCCGATAATGACGCACGAGGATCGCGTCTAAGGCGTCTCGTGGGGGTGCTAGGTAGTCTAGGGTAGGTAGAAATCAGGCAATCTGAGGGGTAGGCATAAAAAAAGGGGGAGCCTTTCGGCTCCCCCCTTGGGTGATTATTCACCTCTCTTGTGTATGTATTCCGCTGCCCAGCAAACGAGCAGGATGATAAACCCAACAATGAACACCACTGCTACAAAGTTTTCGTCTTGTCCGTACATAATGCTCCCCTATCCGGGGGGAATGGGGGGAGGGTGAATCCCTCCCCCCTGTCTCGCCTTATGGTATCGAGATGGGATTGGTCGGATGTGGTCTACCGTGGTACAAGCTTTTCGTGCGACGGTTTAGATAGCCCCGTAGGGTACGCCTTACGATGTTTGCCGTCTCCACGTTGTCCCTCATCCTTTCCGCACAATCTTCGCACGTAGCGAGATGGTAGTTCATCTTGCTGTCCTCAATTGCATCCATCTCTCCATCCATCGACTCCGTCAATTGTCCGTTAGTGTAGCAATGACTCACGTGGCTATTCATGGTCTTGTCTCTGATTAAGAATGATGGGGGGGGGAGAAGGTCCCCCCCCCTAGTTTTTTCCTAATATTCTAGGTGGCCGAAAATCCTGTCTGCGTCGGCGATCCTTTTCGGTCCCTTGCTATGTTCTAATCTTCCGCAAGTGTCACAGCGATCATGGACCGTCAACTCTCCGGTACCTTCACAGTGTTCACATTCCCCATGGTGAGCCTTCCACATAGGATGACCACCTGATAACCAATTCTCTTCCCAGTAAGTTTCTCCATTCTCGCACATAGGGCATTCGACAAGCGTACCCTCTGTATCAATCCATCTCTTGCGGTCAGTCTCATCAGGAACAGGTCCGTTTTCCTGATCGTTACCCTCACAACTAGGGCAGATAAGTGACCCGATAATGTGCTGGATAATTCCGCTAATGTGTTCCATTTTCATATCTCCGATGGGGAGTAGCGGGGGAGGGCGACCTGCCCTCCCCCTGTCTCGTGACGATTAGAGTGCTTTCTTTATTTCGTCTAGAAGTTTGTCTGCATCGACTCGTAGATCGTACGGCTCCCTGACCCAGTCGCCGGGCCCCTCTGCTTGACCCTGTAGCTGGCGGAGACGGCCAAACTTCACGACCATTTCGCGGATTTCATCAACGTCATAGTGTTCGTCTCTGATTGCGTCGATAATCTGATCGTTCCCAGAATGTGACATAGTGTTTTCCTTTTTCAGGAGTGATGGGGGGGGGAGAAAGTCCCCCCCCCTGTCTCATCTACCTATCGTCTTTGAAACGAAATGATATGTCCGTTACTCCCCAACCATTATCTGGAAGGTTCTGGTTACGGATCAGGATCCTCTGGATCTGATCTATCCTAAAGGATTTGACAAATCCCGCTTCAATATCATAGCACCGAGCAAGCAGGCGACCCGCTTTGCTTTCGTTCCACTCAAGTGGGACTAGTCTCCTAGGTTTCAGATCCCGCGCGTTCGGGTCTGAAATCTTGGAGTAGTACAGTCTCACATGAGGCAAGTGCTGTATCGGTCCCTCTTGGGCAGCGTTCCAAGCTTCCGCAGGAGAAACGGGCAGCAGTACAGTTTTGCCCGTAGTGGGATCTGTAACCGCCAGCCTTTCCTTTTCATTCTCATCCTGCAGGCGAAAGGCCCCGCTGCCTTCGCAAGCTTCCCACAAGCTTGATGCTAGGCGATTGAAGGTGGCGTCCGTGGTGATGTTGACGTTACGCATAATCATACTCTCCTAGAATTGGAGGTGATATAGTGGGCAGGTAGGTCCCTGCCACACCACCAAGCTAAGGTCGTAATGCCGTGATATCAAGACCCCAGTGGGGGGGACCCCCCCTTTTCGGCCCGCCGCCGCCCCAAACAATAAAACAGTATTTTGCTCAGTAAATCACCAGATTTTGCACTGGGACCCCTATCTCTAAAAATTTTATATAAAAATTTCAACTTATGTTTACACAATGATATAGAGACATATACACCGGACTGGAACTAAAGCGGTACAACTATTTTATTGATGTACGACTTCATCAGACACGGACCCTATGATCAAATAAATGAATCCAAAGACTTTAGACACTTTACCCGTTGACGAGAAGCGTGAGATTCTAGGTCTTATCGAAGAATTGAATGCTGCACGAGAGAGGGAGAGTTCTCAAGGGGATTTTCTAGAGTTCGTGAAACGAGTTTGGCCTGCATTCATAGAGGGCAGTCATCACCGTGTAATGGCGGACGCATTCAATCGTATTGCTAGTGGCGAGTTAAAGCGTTTGATCGTCAACATGCCACCTAGGCATACCAAGTCTGAGTTTGCATCGCATTTATTTCCCGCGTGGTACCTAGGGAGGTTTCCCGACAGGAAGGTAATTCAGACGGCACACACCGCGGAGCTTGCTGTAGGTTTTGGTCGTAAGGTACGCAACTTGGTAGGTTCCGAAGATTACGCGAGGATATTCTCCGGTGTTTCCTTGAGTGCGGACTCAAAGGCCGCTGGTCGTTGGAACACGAACGTGGGCGGCGATTATTTTGCTATTGGTGTAGGTGGTGCCGTAACTGGTAAGGGTGCGGACATTCTCATAGTGGACGATCCACATTCTGAGCAGGAAGCGGCACAGAACGATCCATCTGTTTACGAGAAGACTTACGAGTGGTACACATCGGGTCCACGCCAGCGTTTACAGCCGGGTGGCGCGATTTGTCTGGTAATGACTCGTTGGTCGAAGAAGGATCTGACGGGTGCGATCTTGAAGGCATCTATAGAGAGGGGTGGTTCGGACGAATGGGAGATCATCGAACTACCTGCGATTCTACCTAGCGGCAATCCATTATGGCCGGGGTTCTGGCCTTTGGAACAACTAGAAGCATTGAAGGCGGAGCTTCCGATAGGCAAGTGGAGTGCCCAGTACCAGCAAGACCCGACTTCCGAAGAAGGCGCGATCATCAAACGGGAGTGGTGGAAGGAATGGACGAAGAAGGATCCACCGGACTGCGAGTTCGTCATCCAATCTTGGGACACGGCATTTCTCGCGAAACAAACCGCGGATTACAGTGCTTGCACGACATGGGGTGTTTTCTACAATGAAGACAGGGAAGCGAACATCATCTTGTTGGACGCCTTACAGGAGCGACTGGAATTCCCCGATTTGAAGAAACGTGCTTACGAGATGTACAAGGAATACGAACCGGATGCATGTATCGTGGAAGCGAAGGCAGCGGGCAGTCCACTGATTTTCGAGCTACGCCGGATCGGTATCCCGGTTTCGGAGTACACGCCGGGAAGAGGCAAGGACAAGATTGCCAGAGTGAACGCGGTATCGGATCTATTTCACAGCGGTCATGTCTGGGCACCCAAAAAGAGGTGGGCGGAAGAGGTTATCGAAGAATTCGCGGCATTTCCCACGGGCGACCACGATGATCTAGTTGATTCTTCGACTCAGGCTCTATTGCGGTTCAGGCAAGGCGGCTTCATAAATCTAGACAGCGACGATCCATGGGACGATATATTACCTAATGTAAAAGCTGATTATTATTGACTATACGGATATATGTTTGCATTCTGTTTATTATGTTACACTAAAAAGAGTTGATTAGGAGCGATATGACAGGTCAAGAGGTTCCTCCCGGCTATTACGTCAGCAACAGTTCCGATGCGGACGTATTCTATGCGGACAAGGACGGCAATTTCTATTTCAAGAAGGAAATAGGAGATAAGTGGTCGCGTACCGATAAATGGAACTTCGACCATATCTGCGATGTGGAGACCGTGAACGAGCAGCAGGGCGTATCCGCTTCCGTGGATTCACATGACGGTAGGGGCTTCGAGGTTAAGGTGAGTGCCCATATCGGTGTCACCGTATCGGACGTGATGAAATGGCATTACGTCAACCCGGACGGTAATCAGGCTACGGTATGGGCAGGGCCGGAGGGTGGGCCGGGTGAAGGAGCGAGTCTGGACGCGGGTGTCTGGTACGACAAAGATGGTAACATCCATGTGAAGTTTTCGACTTGCGGTGTTATCCCCCATGTGGCGTTTGGCGCTGATCTGGTCATCAACCCGAAAACTGTCGAAGATCTAGGTA